ATACACGGAGTTTGCAGCGATTACGTTCAAATACATAAAAACAAATTTGCATGATCATTAATCAAACCCGATATATTCCACACGGATATCACGAGCCTCCAAAATATCCTTCACGGTCTCTACGACTTCTTCGAAACGGTTCTCTCTAATCTTTTTCGAAGTTTTTCCCCATTGAGTCTTTTCGTCAGTAGTCGGTATATTAAATACTTTGATTTGTCGATATGATAATCTCTTCGTATCGACAAATCACATTTCCATACATGTATCATTTTTTGTGACAGTCTAGGAAATGGTCTAAATCTTCTGGCACGCCGAGCCCAAACATTTTATCACACATGTGAACTCGGACGTCACCTCCCTCTTGGATAATTTCATTATAAATCGGGGCATTGTAAAATTCATTATTTGTGCGAATGTTTTTAGAAATCATCGAATCCGCACCTCTTACAAATTCACGTCCACTGGAAAAGTAGTATATCCCCGTAGTTGCCAGGTTTGATATCACGCGTTTTTCAGCAACTTCCGTGACACGACCATCGTCGTTCACCTTGGCGTAAGACCATTTTTGATGATCGGCGTTGAAGCATGATATTACGCCATCGACGTCGAGAGACTTTACGAGGAACTCGTACGGATTCCAATCAAGATACTGATCACTGTTTGCAAGGATAAGCGGAGCGTCGTTATCGATCAAATCACGAACCGTTAATACAGTGCATGCCGATCCTTCTGTGAGTTTATCAATAATTCTTACTTCATAATTGTTACATGTGACTTCTCTGAGAATCTCATCGAAGTCGTATTCGTCAGCATGTTGTTTTAACACGATGAATATATAATGAGCATTTATATTCAAGTTTTCAACCACGACCTGGATCATGTGCTTTCCGTTGACGTCAATCAATGGTTTAGGCAATTTGTATCCGACATTTGCGAATCGTGATCCAAGGCCCGCCATAGGTATAACGATGTTGATCTTTCTTGTATCACCGCCATTGTTGATGTATACAATGTATTGCTCAATTTTATCCAAGATGACGTCTTCGGGACAACGAACCGGTAATACGTGACAGCCGCTAGCAATAGCAGACGTCTTGCCAACGAACGAGTCTTCGATTATTATACATTCCGTGGGGTTTATTTCGAGTTTTTGTAAGCATTTTGTATAAATCTCCGGGTCTGGTTTGGGTTTATCAATATCTTCGTTGGACAAGTAAAAGTCAACGTATTCTACGAGACCCTTTTTCACGAGAACCGTTTCGACAGTGTCTTTTATGGAATTAGATGCCACTGCTATTTTGTATCCCTGTGCTTTAAGATTTTTTAAAACATTAATTTTTTCTTCATCCTTTTTCATATTTTGAATGACGTCCAACACGATTTGTTGTTTCTGCTTCCATATTGTTTCGTGCATGTGTTGAGGGAGGCCTCGTTCAACAGTCAACCGTTGTAATTTTACTCTCGTGGGAAGGCCGTTGAATCGTTTCTCGTCCTGAGAAGAAATAACGTATTTGTCGCCTGCAGAACTCAGTGCTTTATTTAATGCCGTCAGATGCAAATCTACACCGTCAAATAAAACACCATCCAAGTCGAATATGACTGCTTTGATTGTCATATTATACACTAACGATGATATTTTATAATAAAATTTTACACCAGCGGTTCTTGTCTCCTTGGGTTGAGATCATACTTCAGATCAAATCTGTGTACAGTCAACCCAACGTTCTTAATGTGATGTTTCACCCACGATTCAGGATTGGTGCCTTCCATTATATCTTGGGAATATTTATATATGTTGTCGTATAAAGACGCATACGTTTTCATGGCACGAGGAGAACCATAACACATCTGGTCGTTAGTCCCGCCCCAATCAGATCCTTCGGGTATGTAGATATCATTCTCGCCACCTATGGTCAGTATGAGCTTTTCATAATATCTCAAATCCGTTCTCGCGTATATTACGATGTCATACTCATCCTCTGATATAAAATCAACTCCCTTTTTAAGATTATAAAACATCGAAAATCTGTTGCTTCCTCCGGATACGTTTGCCGCGGACAGGGGTGGTTGCGTATATATCTCAAAATTAGATTTCTTTATGTTGTACATCTCAATAAATTCCTCGTATGGTTTACTATCCGAGTTTAGAGAACAATAAAAATCCACATCATATCTCTCCGCGAGCTCTTTGAACCATTGATAACTATCTTGGTAACGTGTAGCACGACCAGCAAAAACAACCGCCACAGATAACTTGTGTTCGGTGCACCATACTTTCACATTGTCAAAAAAAGATTTCTGTTGGTATTTTGGAAGTTTATAGGTCATTATATTGTATCATATGTATTTTTTATCAAAATGTTTGAATTATTGATAAAAACACATTTATATTCGTATCGACAAACTATCTTTTCAATGTTCGGTTAGTTTTAACTAAAAAATTGGTCGCCCGACGCGCCATCTAGGCCTAGGCCACGCATCTGAGGAGATACGAATGCCCCGTAGGCCGGGTTTGCGCGAGGGACCTGGATCACCGGAGGGCCCTGTTGCTGTTGCATTTGGGGCATCGGGCTAGGACTCACGCTCGGGAGTGGTTGAGACATCGGGACGGGAGGCGGTGCTGTTTGCTGGAGAAGACTTTGTAGTTGTGCTACCGCGGCAGCATTGTTTGCTTCCATCGGTATTTGCGCGGCGTAAGATGGCGCAGGGGACGTGCTAATTTGAGGATCGCCCAGTGCACTGACCGCTTCCAGACTAGAAGAAACGCTGTTGGCAGGGGAACCGGTTTCCACGACGTCTTCCGGGCTGGGGCTCAGGTCTATCTCCTCGCCGTCGATCTGATCGGTTTGGACACCATCCGCATCCACGGATCCTCCTAGATAAGCGCGCAGGATGTCCTCGGTCGGGAGCAGTTCGCGAACGGACGTCTCCACGGCATTGCGAACGATCGCCAGACGGACCTCGCGAGGTGCCTTCACCAGTGCGGGGTCGAGATAAAAGGTCTTTGCAACGTTCACGAAAACTTTGTGCACGAACACGTCGTCGGCGGGCAGTTTTAACTGAATGTGTGGTTTGTGGCTGTGGATCTTCACCGATGACAGAATTTTCACGTATGACACGAACGCTGCTGCCACGAGCTCCGGGAAGTATTTGTACTTGTTAGTGATCGCAGTAACCTGAGCGTCGATCATGCTCTGGTTCCACAGGGGGATCTCACGGAGTTTTGCTTGGAACTCTCTGGTCGGTTTTCCGAAACCAGCGTTCTTCTTCGCCGCCATGTAAAGCTGGTTGACCGTGTTAATAGAAAAGGGGGCGACAACGTCTGCTAATTGCTTGATATATTCGTCCTTCGCTTCCACGAGCAAAGGGCTTAGTTTTTGATTTGCGGACAAATTATAATATTACATATATATTTTAAAATATGATTTTACACGCAATATTCATATCATCGAAAAACTAACTTAACAACGCGCCCCATATCAATACAAATCACGATGGTCGTGAAGTATATGTGTGTATTGCTGTCATTTCTGACTGTCGTGAGTGGACATGGGAGCGTTCGCGACCCACCTGCGCGAAACGTTCTTTCAAATTCAGATGATTGTCCTGACTGCTTGAATGCCGGTGGTGTTTCGGTCATGTATAACGGTGTCCGGTCTAAGGCCAGATACGGTGTCTGTGGAGACCCGTGGAACGCAAAGAAAGATCACGAAGCTGGAGGAAAGTCAGCCAAGGGGAAAATCACGAGAACTTATAAATCTGGAAGCACGATTGCCATAAAGCTATCATTCTCTGCAAATCATCAAGGAATGATGTCTTTCAGTATTTGTGATATTCCAGATAAACATATGACCTCATCTGAAGAAAAATTATTTACAACACAGCGGTGTTTTGATAGAAACGTGCTTCGCCGCGTTGATGGAAAAGGAGTTTATTCATTTTTGAAAGGAAATGAAGACAAGCTCACGGTCAAGTATAAACTTCCCAAGGGGATGAAATGCAAGCACTGTGTATTACAATGGCGGTGGGTTACAGGAAATTCGTGCTGCCCAGGAAACACGCAGAAGAAGTATTGCGGTCCCGGAGTTTCCAAATGCTTCCAGTATACCGTGCCAGAGGAATGGTATAATTGCAGTGACATCAGAATTGTATAATTTTTAAGTATCTATTGACTGACCATATCGTCAAATCAATGTATATAATAAAGACCGTATTATATAAATAATAGCAATGGGGCGTATTTATATAGCAAAGAATATAATAAATGGGAAAGGATATATTGGGCAAACAATTCGTGCCATAAAAAAACGACTAAAAGAACATCAAAAAAGTAGTGGTTGTCGAGCATTTTCTGGCGCCATCAAAAAATATGGATGGGAAAATTTCCAGATAGATTGGTACGAATGTCCAGATAACGAACTAAATAAACACGAAAGGTGGATGGTGAAACTGATGGGAACGCTATCGCCTGGAGGGTATAATCTTCGGGAAGGTGGAGGGGCTCATGGAAAAATGAGCGAAGAAACAAAACAAAAACTTAGTGGTGAGAATAATCATAATTATGGGAAACCTATGAGCAAAGAAGCCAAACAAAAGAACAGAGAAGCACATCTTGGTAAAAAATCATCTATGTGTGGTAAATATCATCCTATGTATGGCAAAACGCATAGCAAAGAAACTATACAAAAGATGAGTGGTGAGAATAATCCTATGTATGGAAAAACAGGTGATAAACATCCCAACTCCAAAAGTGTATATCAATATGATCTCGATGGCACCTTTATCAATTCATTTGGCTCGACGGAAGAAGCAGCGCAGTATATAAAAGGAGATGGTGCATCTGGAACACATATTAGAGCGTGTGCTCGCGGCGTCAAAAAATATAAAACCGCGTATAAATTTAAATGGTCATATGATTTGACAATATTTATGTAATTACTTCTTCATCGAGTTCTGTAACGCGAGTTTAATCAGCTCCATCCTTCTCACGGCCTCCGCTGGATTGCTTTGAATCGAAGTGTCTATGACCTTTGGTCTTTTTACATCCCTCGGTTTCTTGGGTATGATAACCTTTTCTATTCCCCAATCGATGTTGACAAAAAATGTATCGTTTATTTCGTAAAATCTGGTTTTGTATCCGTAAATCGCCAGTTTTTCCGATATATACCTCGCGGCGTGCTTCACGTTTATGGTCGGTCTTCCGAGTATGTAATGTGGAATTTTATAAATAACGGATGTTTCATTTGCATTTGCACGGCGTGTAACGAGTTGCAGAGCCGCCCCAAAGAGCATCTTATACGTCTCGTGGCTGACTTGCCGTTTTGCGAGTCTGATTTGCTGCGCCTCCTGTGCTGTCAGAATTGTCATACTTAAAGTATAAAATCAATTTTTTGGCATATATTTTACATTACCGAGGCACCATCCCGATTGCAACTCGCTCGTCGGGGTGCTCTACCACGATGACAACATCGTTCTTGTAGTTCATGTGACTGTCAACGGGGACGTTGTAAGAAAACGGAACGGTATTTTGTTCAGATTCCGTAATAACTTCAACCCGTGGCGTGGGGGCCGTCGAAGATTGTTCTTTTTGAAAAAACAGGTACGCGATATATGTGAAAGAAATTCCAGCGAGACAGACCATGGCTGGTGTGAGAATAACCGCGGACATTTTTAGATGTGTATTTGCGTGGTTCTTATTATGGTACATTTTTTAAGTGATTTCTAGAGTTATATACACCAGATAATGCCGGGATCAAATGACACTTACCCAACAGATATGGTATTATACGCGATTTAAAAATATTTGATTATATTAAAATGTTGTTGTTCATCCTCGCGATTCTGTTGATCGTGATATACAATTATCGGGGATATATCAAGAACATTGCAAAAACTTTGAAGCCGAGAGGGGTAGAAATACCAGAATTCGAACAGTTCAAAACAAGGTATCCGACTTACTACAAAAACACGATAGAACATTTGGATACGTTCAACAAAGAGTATCAGAAAACTTTTGACATGGATCATATGGGGCCTTCCAAGATCAACAAATTATTTTCCATCCGCGACGACGTTCTATACAACATATCAGAAATAAAGCTGCGATTGCCCAACGACCTTGATATGGAAAAAAGCATCACGCGCGTGTATGAAACGGTCGACCGGAGGATGATGGAGTATATTACCGATGTTAAAAGTAGATTCCATATCAATATTTTTCCTGGCCAAACTAGCTCTGCCTTCGCCGCGAGGAATTACAGGGCCAGTGACGACATGGTGTTGTAATTACATCGTTTTGATCAAGTTACCGAATGTGTTCAACCCGAGAGAACGTTCGAGTGTAGATTTTCCTTTTATCGCTGGTTTCGGCCTCCGGAGTTTCAAGCTATCATTAACGACTGATGTCGTATCAATATGAATCGGTTTGTCACTCATTTTTGTGTTTGTATGGCTTTTTTCATCATATTTATATTCTTGTATATCGTATGATCTTACTGTCATCATTGTCTTCGCATAATTTACGGTGTAATCTATCTTGAGAGTAGGTTTTCTAAATTCATCTATGTCCAGATGACCTCCGAATGCTTTCAGAACCATTCTTGGGGGAGCTGGGATTACGGGGTCTGTTAGACCCGTTATCATTTTCCTGTAGTGTCTGATAGTCACTTGATGCACTCCGGATAGCACCCTCGACATATGATCCCTTGCATATCCCTTGATACATTCCCAGCTGCAGAACTGACCACCCACCTGAAATTTGCCTGAATTGAGAAGTTTAAATGGGTAATTCAAAGTCGCTCGTTCTTTTGGGATAGAATGGCAACAATGCCAGCAGAGCTTTTCTACAAAGATTTCTGTACGTTCGACTTTCGTTTTGATTACATCCGTGACATCGAATACGTCTATAAGTTCTGACCATCTTGAAATGATTTCTTTCATATTTTGTTTACAATAATTTCAATTATTAAGTTATTATTAAACTTAATTATTTTAAAAATCTCCGTCCAGACCAAACACATTATCTTCGACGTTCATGACCCCCGCACGTTGATATTCGGCGACCTTCTTTTCAAAAAAGTTTGTCTTTCCCTGTAGAGAAATCAGTTCCATGAAATCGAAGGGATTTACGGAGTTATAATTTTTAGAGTGACCAAGTGCCACGAAAATGCGATCAGCGACGAATTCGATGTATTGGCCCATGAGGTCGGAGTTCATACCAATCATCTTGCATGGAATGGCGTCGCAAATAAAGTCCTTTTCGTTTGCCACGGCCTCTGTTACGATATTGCGGACCTCCTCAAACGATAGCTTGTTCTCCAACTTGGAATACAGCATTTCACCGAACATCTGATGAAGACCTTCGTCCCGACTGATGAACTCGTTGCTGAGCCCCAGACCAGGCATCACCCCGCGGTTCCTAAGCCAGAAGATGGCGCAGAAACTCCCCGAGAAGAGCAGCCCTTCCACGCAGATCCAGGCGACGAGGCGCTCTGCAAACGACCTGCTAGGGTTCAGCCATTTCTGAGCCCATGCTGCTTTCTTTCCTACTGCTGGGATAGTTTCTACCGCCTCGAACAGACTATTGCGCTCTTTCTCGTCCGAAACGAGCGAGTCAATAAGCAGAGAATACATCTCAGAATGTATCGACTCGTTGAATGCCTGGTACGCGTAGAACTGCCGAGCCTCTGGGACTGTCACTTCGTGGGAAAAGTTCATCTGGAGGTTCTCCATGACGATTCCGTCGCTCGACGCAAAGAACCCCAGGATGTGCTTAATGAAATAACGTTCGTCATCATTGAGCTTGTCGCGCCAGTCAATCACATCCTGCCCAAGGGGGACTTCCTCCACGGTCCAGAACGACGCCACCGCCTTCTTATACATGTTCCACAGATCGGGGTATTGGATAGGGAATGCGGTATATTTGCGGCACCCGTTTTCGGATAGAATGGGCTCGATGATTGTGGACATTATTGTGAGTGCTTGTTATTAGTAACAATTAAAATTTATATCTGAGTTTGTCAATATACAGTTATATATTGACAAAACACTGTGCGGTGTGCAAATACTTTTTTATGTGACGACGGTGAAGTGATACATTTGGGACTTCTTACATTTATGCAAATGTGATTGTTACGCGCGTTTGTATGTTCTGGCACGATTTTATCGCGGCTTTTGACAGCTCTTTGCGTTTCTCATCTGGCTTTGCTGTTGTTTTTCTCTGTTTCATCGACTGCGTCATATCTTCCTCGACCTCCTTGATATTTCTCAGACATTCTTTAACTATATCGTTTTTGATGACCCATCTGAAAAAATTGAGCTGCCCACACGTTGTAGAAATTTCGCTACCGTCGTTGTCTTTGAAGACAATGCGATCCCCCCGATTGAAAGGGTCGAACATTCTCTTAGAATAACTCTTCAGCTGACTTTTGTATTCCATGAAAACATTGAACAACTTCCCGGAGCTCGTCGTGAACATGATATTCTTTTTCTTCGAGTAGTTCGAAACGAACCAGTCTAATGTTCGGAGGCTCATCAACTCATTATGAATTATTTTTAGCATCGTAGACGTATTCTCATCGTCGTCGAAGAATTCTCGAAGGGATACTTCCAGATAGTCTTTGGGGTCTTTGATGAGAGCCAGAGACATCTTTGTACTATAAAGATATATTTTATTAAATTGTTATGCCTTATATTATGATTTTGTCAAGTTGATACGAAAATCAATTAAATCACTTTTGTAACAATGTATTTTTTTATATTTTACTATGCATTCTTCCTAGAGCTCCACACGTCTTCTCCAAACACGCTATTGATGGTCGCAGAAGTGCTGGCATCCGCCGCCTCCTTGAGGATGTCCTCCTCGGTCTCCTCTGGGATGACCTCCTTGGTGAACTCGGGCATCTTCTCAGGGGCGGGGAGAGATGCGGTGGGAGGGGGGATCCTCTCCTTCTCGGTCAGGTGTGCGTCTAGCCCATCCTTCATCACTCTTTCCTTACGGTCGTTGAAAATTTCCTTGGCAGACCGCTGGCTCTCGGCGTAACCGGTCATCAGCTCCTGCAGGAACTGCTCCTGATATTCCTGGCTCTGCACGGCCATGGGGTCCGGAGGGCAGGGAACCCAGTTGTACATGGCCACGAGGAAAATGTCCACGACGTTGTCACCGCTGCGCTGAAGGCGTTTCACGTACGCCTTGGCCTCATCCTCGGTGGCGAAAACGCCGCGGACCTTCATTGCGAACTGGCCGCTCTTCTGTCGGCAAAATTCGGGTCCCACGAAACTTACCAGGGCGAAGTTCTGACCTGGGATCTGTAGGTAATCGGGCTCGAGGGTCAGACCGGTGGGGAGCTCATCGATAGTGTTGTTGGTTGCCATTGTATTCTGTTTTACACATATAAAATTTGTTAAGTTATTTTACGCACGTGTTTACAATTTAAGGATATACTTTGCATTTAACAAATTATGAAGATCTAAACACCTTCACAATTTCAGACCCCCGCGAATACGTTTCCTTCTTAGCGGATACTTTCCTTTTTGCCACTGGCTTCTTCTGAGCCCTCGCGATTATACTATCCAATGACAAAAAGTGTTCTATGCTGCTGCTCGGCAT